ATTACATACAATTTATTATAAAACTAAAAATCTATATAAAGCATATATAAGTTAAAAAAACAAATTAACTTAAATTAACTTAAATACAATAATTAAACAATAAACTTAATTCAAAACAAATACACAAATATATAAAATTATATAAAATATTCACAGAGGTCTACCAAGGATTCAGCCAAGATATTAGACATTTTGATTCCTTCATTGAACATACAGATCGCCGAGACAATTGGCTTAACACCTTGGTCGCTTTCTCTAAGAGCTATTCGTGGTATCATATTTGTATCGTGATTAGAATTATTACATACTTTACAAGTGGCTTGTTCCCAATCTTCATCGTAGTTATTGCCATCATACACATTTTGATAGTGGCATCCTCCGATAAGGTCAGTAAGATCAGCGTGTCTGCGACAACAAAATTGGACTGCTTCTTCGGCATCCCACACACTTGGTGACACCATTCGGTCGCAATCATAGCAATGACACCTCGATTTGTAACGATAAGCGTCGAATATAGTAAACTCACACAGCTCGGCGTAATCCACTAGAATATCGAATTGTTTGCGTGTTAGAAACTGTATATCACTTCTGATTGCTAAGTGGACTTCCAAGGGCATCTGCTCTCTTAAAGGCTTCTTGAATTTACAGTTGAAACACAAATCTCCATTAGCAACTCTCACTCCATCATAATTCGGACTTTCGTAGACATAATCAAGCGTAAGATTATTACATTCTTGGCAACGGTTGACTATTTCGATACAGTCACAGCATACCATTCTTGAACTACCTTCAACTTCACATACTGGCTCAGCATAATTTATTTCACCACATGTAACACAGAGAGCCTTATTGGTATAGTATGTATCATAGTTGTCTTCTTCTAAGCTTGCGACTTCTTCAATCTTGACTCTAGGTTTGTCTATTATTTTGCCGCAGTGCTCAATGGCGCAAACATTACAATAAACAGTACATTTGTAACGCCAACTGTAACGTTTCTCTTCTTGATCACCGCACATAGAACAAGTGATTATATCATCGTCTTTAACATGGTCATTATTTATCGACTCGTTGACCTGAGTCTCTTCGTTTGTTTGTGTAGTAGGAATCCTTAATAACTATAAGATACACACAGAGGATTAATCCAGAATGTATCAGTTGCGACAGTTACGTATGTCGCACGGCCAACTTGCAAGCCGACGGGTATATTTTTTGCTGGGGATCATTACTCGTCTTCCGACGCACGCCACCCTCAACACGGTATATAGTCCTCCCTTTCGGACCGAGGTAAATAGTTTTAACGTTTTCTTTTTAGGAACCAGCATCAAAAGGCGTAACCTTTCATGCCTCGGCGTATCAGCCGTCATAAACCTATGAATAGTGCCAGATCACTCCCCGTGTAATCACAGTCGGGAGCTCTTGGTCGCCTTTCACAACCCATTTTAACGCGAATTTATTGGTTGATATGTGCCCCTACCTCGCACATATCTGTCGTACCCTGGATTAGGCCGGTACGTCCACCGTCAACATATCAGTCGGTAAAAAGTATTTCAATTTTTATTTTTTCCCGTCATTTTTAATAAAACTAAAAATTTATAATACCAGGTAGCCGAGGTCGCCGAAATCCAATAAAAGTCGGCACAAATGATGTCCGGATTAGATGTCCGGTAAGCGTAGCGCTATTTGACATCACGTATTGACATCAAGAATATCAGAAATCAGTTACAAAAATAAGTTAAGCGTGGGGTCTTAGGGGAGGTGCGCCTCCCGAATAATTTATAAATTTTAAGTAGTATGTAAAATAAGTGTAAATAAAAAAAAATTGAAATACTTTTAGGTGATAATAAGAAGAGTATAATAATATCAAGCAATCAAGTTCCAAACTAATCAAAATGTCCGCAATTATGAATTTCGAATCGACGGTTTACGTAAACGAGCAGCTGAACAGGCTGATGGTAAATACGGCTCAGGATTTGGCTCATCGTTCAATCAAGGCATGCGCAGAGCATTACAAATTTGACGCCGAGGAAGCTCTTCGTTTCCTAGGGCTAGAGAATGTGAAGCTGGCTCGCACCCGACCTGTCGACGAGAAGCCAAAGAAGGAGAAGGTAGTTATCGCCAGACCTACGTTCCCAATGCCCTACAACGGTGAATTCAACGATGCCTGCTGCTTTGCTCTGCGCCAAAACAGTGGTCTCTATACTCAATGCCAAGCCATCCGCAAAGGTGAGGCACACTTCTGTAAGCAATGCCAAGCTTTGGCTGACAAAACAGAGGGCATGCCGGAGTATGGTACCATTCAGATGCGCCAAGCAACTGGTATCTTCGAGTACACCGATCCCAAGGGCCGCAAGCCTGTTGCGTACACCAAGGTCATGAAGAAGTATAAAATTGATCAAGAAAAAGTCCTCGAGGAGGCAGGTAAGTACAATATTAATATTAACACTGAACATTTCGTAGTCGCTGAGGTCGATTCCAAGCGTGGTCGCCCTTCTTCACAGAAGGAGAAGGTGCCAAAGGAAGCAAAGGGAAGCAAGGGCCGCCCTAAGAAGGCCAAGAAGGTGCTCCAAATTGAAGGGGATGATGATGATGATCTCTTCGCTAGTCTTGTCGCCGATGCGAACAGCAATTCAGGAGAGGAAGCAGTTATCGCTCCTAAAAAGAAGGGCAAGTCCGACGAGGCGAAGGAAGCCGAGCGTCTCCAGAAGGAAGCCGAGAAGGAAGCCAAGAAACTCGCTCTAGAGAATGCCAAGGCCGAGAAGGAAGCCAAACTAGCTCTTGAGAAGCTCGAGCGCGAGCACAAGAAGCAGCTAGAAGATGAAGCTCGTGCTGCCAAGAAGAAGGCTGAGGAGGAGGAGAAGGCTGCCAAGAAAGCCGCTCTAGAGCTCGCCAAGGCTGAGAAGGAAGCCAAGTTGGCTGCTGATAAGGCTGCCAAGGAAGCGGCTAAGTCCAAGAAGCCTGCTGCTGCTGCTGCTGCCAAAGAGCCCGAAGTAGAGGAAGAGCCCGATGTTGTCAAGAAAATCGAGTTCGAAGGCAAGAAGTACCTCAAGTCGAAGAAGAGTGGCATCATTTATGACTACACAGAGTATGTCAAGAATGGTGAGCAAGTCATGGTCGGCAAGTGGAACGAGTCAAAGAACAAGATCGACTTCAACAACTCCGGTGAGGAGTCCGAAGAGGAGTACGATATGTAAAGCCAAAAGCCACTGTCTAGATAGTTAGTAGTTATAAAAAATAAAAAAATAAAAACAAGTATATTATATTTAAATTTTAACATGTAATCTTAATTAATTAAATCAAAAAATAAAAAGGCCTTCCAATAAGGAAGTAACCTTTTTTCATGTTACCCATTTTTTTCTCTCTAATTCTTGCTGCCTGCTGCTGCTCCTAAGCAGTGTTATAACTTAAGTAAAAAATATAACTCTGACCTATGAGTTATATTAAATTTATAAGGCGAGATGGACAGTTTATAAGGTTACAGAGGTTATAAGGTGATGAAGCACTTGGTACCCTTGTTATATGTCTTCCCATTTACATTCTTCGTTTAAATTGTACTGTATTGTTATGCGACACTCATTTATTCTCTCTTCTCCATAATATAAGCCAGTCTCAATATCAAATGTGTCGTTAAAATAAATTGTAGGTTCCATTATAGGATGAATCTTGGCAAATTTATAAACTTTTCTCTCGAACGTAGAGAGAAAGGAAGTAATAATATTAAAGAATTCCATTTTGTAGCAATGCTTTGAAGGTAGTTAGTAATGAGTTATGTTTTAAGTAATAAATAATTATTTATTTTCAATTTTAATTTTAAAACTTAAATTAGTTCTCTCTTTTAATAAAAAAATGAGGCCTTTTAAGGCGCACATTTTAATAATTTTTTATTTTTTTTAGTTTTTAATTTCAATACATTCACTAGCAATAGTGCGCTTACCTTCTTGAACTGCTCCAACATATTTATCTACAGTCATGGTGTCAACTTCTTGTTCATCATCAATAAAATTACACATCTCAAATCGCTCAACATAAACATCCTTAGTCTGACCGATGCGATGACATCTGGCAATAGCTTGGTCTTCAACTGAGGGATTCCAGTGTGGACTGATGAAATAAATTTCGCTGTAATTTTCTTGTAGATTAAGACCTTCACAACCAGTTTGAATTTGTAATATAAGTGCTTCATTTTTGTCATTAAGAATATCATAACGCTTAGAATTAGTGGTTCTTCCATCAAAAGTCGCCACCTTTGTCATGCCACCTGCCTTCAATCTCTTAGAAATTTCATCAATCTCTTCACGAAAATGGCAGAATATGAGCTTTCCGCAGTCGTTATTTTTTCTTTCAAGTATTTTATTGACAGCATAATCGAGTTTAGAACTATGATCGAAAGCCTCTATGTAAGAAGAATAATCGGTCATGAAACCATTTTTAACCATGCTATCGAGTTTATTCTTCATGAGCTTAGGATAAATACAAGTCTGTCTAGCCCTTAGTAGAAGAGCTAATGCTCCGTTGCCGAAGGCAGTAACAAGCTGTTTACTTTTCTTAGCTGAGACACGACTGAAAGCTAGAGCAGAATGAATTTCTTCAGACAACTCCATTTCCTTGCGATTGTGCCAGTTAACAATATTTTTATCAAGATGTACCTCAGTCATTTGAATACCAACCTGCTTCTTTGTTCTCTTAAGAATAAATGACCTAGCCAGTGTGCGTAAATTGTCGCTCTCAGTGTAGAAACTGGCTGGCAAGCGAATCATAGCACATAAGCTGTAGAAGTCCTTCTTAGAATTTTGAACAGGAGTGCCGGAAACAAGCCAACGAATTTTGGCCTGAAGCAGTCTAGCACCGATATACCTGGTAGTATTTTTGTTACGCAAATGGTGCGCCTCGTCGAAAATAATGCGAGACCAAGCAACTCTATGAAGTAAAGTAACCGTTTTCTCTTCAATTTGAGATCTTAAAAGAGTGATAGCTCCATAAGTAGTCACCACAATCTTAGCATTGTTAAGTTCTTCAAAATCAATATCCTTCTTATCATCCCCGTGATAGATTAGAGCACGATGACCAGTAGTGCGGTATATCTGAACATACCATTGGTCTATGAGGACAGGCGGTACAACAATAAGCGTTTTCTCAACAAAATTACAAAGCATTGTCCCAATCATCATAATGGTCTTGCCTAAACCCATTTCATCAGCGATAAATCCTCCTCTAACCCCACACACAGGGTCAGATCTAAGCTCATTATTAAGTATCCATCTGAGTCCGTCAAATTGATATTGCTTATGATCCATGTTGGTACGATCTAAGTATCGCCCAAACATAGTCATTCGCTCATCAATAGTAGTCATTTTTGTAAGCCAAGGGCAACTGTGTAAGTTCACTTAAATAGTTAATTTGATTTAGTTATGTACTAATCAGTAAATTTTGGAAAATTCCATTCAATTTTTTGTTTTATATATCATTTTTAGAGAGAACTAAAAATTTATAAGTATTTGAATAAGGTGGTTAATAATCTGTTGTATATGGCTTATAAATTTTTAGTTACCTCTAAAATGTGGGTCAAAAATAAAAATTGAAATACTTTTATAGATGTATGTGTAAGGTATTAATAAAATAAAGTATCCAAGTTTAAAACTATCAGTGAACCTTAAAACTACTAAGAATGTACCAAGAAGCTATTGAACAAGCCGGTCGTGAGATTAATATCTTCGAATTTGCCAAGTTCTCTCTGACCTGCCCCGGGACCGAGTTCGGTATTCTTCAACCGAATCCTGAGTGTGAGCGGGTTGATGCCGCACTTGCCGCAATGTGCCAGCCGGAAGATGATTTCCCAGTCCTTCCTCGTCCTGACCGTATTGATGACTTCAACGCAATCACCTTCATTGAAGAAGACCTGCTCGAGAAGGTATTTGAGATGTATGATGGAGATAGACATCTATTTGATAGCGATATATATCAAGTGGGCAGTCAGTATAGCTCAGGTGATTATAGCCCATGTGGTGTTAGTCGCAGCTATCATCATGGCCGCATATACGGTCATGGGCATTATGGCAATGCTGAACAAGAGGCAAGATATCAAGCCTTCATTCGTGACCCTGATATGGTATTCGAGGTTCTGGACGAATATAATAGAGTCAATAGAGAAAGTAAAGAGAGAGAATGGGATGAACCCGATGTATATCCTCATGACCTTCTGAATCCTGAGCCATTTATTAGAGCGCAAGTTATAAGTTATGAGGCAGCTGTGATTATGGAAGAGGAGTTCTATGAAGCCCGTTGGGACAAGCAATATCAAGAGAGACGTTATATTTGGGACATACGAGAGGCGAAGGAGCTCAATGGTGCGGGAGAAGAATACGAATTCGAAAGGTAAGAAGAATACGAATTCGAAAGGTAAGTATATAATTTATAAGGCGATGAAACACCCTTGGAGCCGACAGCTTATATGTTTTGTATTTATATTTAATTTAATTTAAGCGTAAGATGATATACCCTTAAGGGTAATCTTTTTTATGAGATATATATTCGCCTTTGGCTTATAAATTTTTAGTAAACGTATTTATGTGATTATATAAAAAAAATTGAAATACTTTTTCATGGTAATTGTAAGTCATAAATAAATCAAGTAACAAGTTTCAAACTCTTAAAGATGTCTAACGCTAAGTTCAACAACAAATCTGCTTCCAGCAAGAAGTCCTTCTGTAAGGTGTGCCAAGATGCTGGCAAGACTGAGGCCGAGTATACCTCTCATTTCGTTAGGTCTCGTCCTGACATGAACGGTATCACTAAGGTGACCTGCCCTGTTTTGGCTGCCACTGAGTGCCGGTATTGCTATAAGCTCGGTCATACCACGAAGTTCTGTCCTGTCATTGAGGAGAATACCAAGCGTACCAAGAAGCAGGAGTCTCTGACGATTCAAGCACAGAAGGCGTATGAAAGAGCTTCTTCAAGAACCGTCTCAGAACCCGTAGTGGAAAAGAAGTACGCCGGAGCATTTGCCGCGCTTGCCGATGAAAGCGACGATGAGAAGCCAGCGCCTGTTATGAAGGCCACTGCTGCGCCTGTGGTAGACGAATTCCCTGCTCTAGTTGGTCTCAAGACGGCAACTGCTCCGGTAGCCAAGTCTGCTGTAAGCTGGGCTGCCATGGCTGAAAAGCCTGCCGCGCCTATACTAAAGCCGATTGTCAAGTCCGAGACTAAGAATACGCCTCAAATTGCTCACAAGAGTTGGGCTGACTATAGTGACAGCGATTCCGATGAAGAGATCCAAAGTCCTCCACCCGCTTCGATGTACAGTACTCCCTCATATTATAGCAGATCTACTGCCGATGATGATGATTGGTAAGACCACAGACTAAGCCAACAAGGTAAGTATAAAATATAAAAATCATATATCGTATATTGTATTTTAGTTTTCTGTAATTTTAATTAAATAAAAAAATAAAAAGGGTTGCCACTTAGGCTCCCTTTTTTCCTGCCGCTGTCTGCTGCTCTTAGCCTGTATGGTCTGCTGCCTGCTGCTGCTCCTTATAGGTTAAAAACCCGGCACCTATTAGAAGCCAAAATGACGGCGATTTAAGTAGTTAAGTTGACGGATGACATGGTTACAGGGTGAAGGCGGGGGTGGCATAGTGCCAGACTACTTCGCTTCTCTCTACATTTAAATTTTAACTTTGATTTTTAAATAAAATTGACAACAAACTATACCATCATGTCTAACTAATAATTACAATCAAAACAATGAATAATCTAGAAGTTATATTTAATCCCTCAATCGCACCTGTTTACTTTACAGCAACAAATATGGTTATTCCTATAGGTACTATTTCTCTTTTAACAATAAAAAATAATTTAGAAACCAAAATGATTACAATGTTAAATATAATTGATTCAAATATATATTCAATTATAGCTATTATATTAGTAGTTTACACTTTATATAAATTAAAAAAATTTATATAAATTTATAAGGCCAAAGGCACGAACCCAATAGCTTATAAGATCACAAAGGTACGTCAGTTTTTATACTTCCTCATCTAGAGATTCATCTTCCTCTTTAACCTTTTTCACCTTTTTCTCTTTCTGAATAGTTCTAAAAACAAACTCATTATCAAAACCATATTGAACACAACCATAAGCAAACGATATATCCTTAAAGATTTCATTACAATATTCTCTAACACCATTAAATTCACTCATAAGTTCATCAAATTTATCCTCACCACATACAGATTTTTTTAAATTATCAATAATCCTAAATACTATATCCGTGACAGCAGTAATTGAAACCTGAATAACCTGACTAATCTCATTATTCTTTCTATGTTTTTTATCGTTTCTTTGAACAAGAATTTTAAATGTATCCTCATCTATTTCATTACACAAGTATTGTACACGTAATTCCTGATTTTTTTCAAGATAATCAGTTCTAAATTGATGTATTTCTATTCGAGCATTATGAATTGTGCGTCTAATAATTTCAGAAAGAGTATTAGTATTAGCATGTAAAGAATGGTGGCGCATAGACCAATCATATCCATCCGGATTATTAGGAATATAATATTTCAAAAATCTTATATGTTTCCCCCTTAAAATAGCATTTCTAAAATTATCAACTGTAGTATGATTCAATTCTTGACCACATTCAACATCACCGGCAACACGAGGTGCGCCCCCATTTTTACGTTGCCATTCATAGTAATGAGGATTATGAATATTAGTTTGAATAGCTCCGGTCTTCCAACTAAAAGCAGTATGACATTGTGTACACCACATTTGGTCACATCCGTCAATTTTAAATATTTTGGTCTGACACTTGGGGCATGATTTAGTATCCTTCGCTAAAAGTTTGGCAGTTTCCACCAATTCAGGGTTACATGTATGCTCACAATCTCTATTGAGTCCCTTCAATTCATGACACTCAGGACATGTCCATTGCTCGCAAATACCACATTTCCATTGACTACTTAAAAACCCACGACAATCTGAAGCAGAACATGCTCGCACATAATTGGATACTTTTTTAGAAGAAGTATCAATCTGATTTGTATATAAATTTCTCTCTAACTGTCTCTTTTGAACATATAAATCCTGAATCAAATCATCAAGAACAGCCATCTCTTTTCTAATATTATCCTTTCGAATTTTTTCTTCAATAATAGGTTGAGTAGCAGGCATTAAAGCTTTCTCTTGATCAAACAAAATCTCTTCTAAATGACTCTTAAATTTAGTATTAATGAAGACATTGGTAAATTTCTCTCTAATAAATTTTCTAGACCATTCCTTAGCACAAGTTGTATTCATACATTTAGGGGTTGTTTCAGATAGAATGTAAGTCTCGCAACAAGTTTTACAAGCAGGAAAATCACAATATCCACAACAAATCTTCTCTCTTGTGCTCTTATTATACGAGTCGCAACAAATGTTACAATATTCTTTTTCTTTTGACATTTTAATATAATTCTTACAGATAAATAAATTCTTATAGTTTAATTTATAACTTTACTTAAAAAATAAATCAATTTTTTTAAGTAAATTAAAAAGAAAAGGTATTAACCTAACCTTTTAAATTTTTATAAGGAGACAAAGCAGTCTCTGCTAGCCCAAAAGTTTAACTAAGTCGACATATTATACATTAAACAAATTTTTATTAGCCAAATAATATTCGCACCATTCAAGTATTTCTTTTTCCTGCGAAAGAGTAAATATCTTTCTCTCTTCAGAGATTTGAATAGAATTATGTCCAACATTTTTGTCAAAGAAATCAGAACTAATATGCTGCCCATATCTAGAGTCATCGAATGACTCGCTTTCAAAAGCATCATGAAACTTACGCTTACCTAGAGTAGATACAGGAACAGGCGAACCTTTTAATCCGTCAGGTAAACCTTTTAATCCGTCAGGTAAACCTTTTAACCCGTCATGTGAAGCTTTTGGTGACATAAATGCTGGTCTCTCCTTGAGACATTTAAAGTTATATTTTCTATTAGATTTGTAAGTATCCGTCATTTTTAAAGTTTACGATTGTTTAATTAAAGTTCAGATAAGATCTTGATATATTATATTAATTTACAAGTTAGTATTTCAAATAAAAGTATTTCAATTTTTTAAATAAATAAAAATAAAATAAAAAAGAGAATAAACTTACACTTTAAGAAGCTCTTTTTATTTTAAATAAATGATTAAATGATTAAATGATTAAATGAATAATGAATAAATGAATATATATTTTTATGACTACCTTTAAGACCTTTTGGCCGATAGTCACGCAGCCTTACGCAGTCAAATCCTCGTCCTCAACAACAAAGAACACCTGCCACAAGATACAGAGTCTGTTTTCCTTCTCGTCGATATACACCTGCCAGCATGACTTCTTCTTGAACTCCTCTTTAACATCCATAAGACCATACTTTCTATCCTCTTCAAAAGCAGTGACTACATCTTCAACATGGATTTTATATGAGCGGGCAGTATCAGCTCCAGGACAAGAGATTTGAAAACAACTTGATCCCATAATGATGCCAAGGAATTCAGAACGCGACTCATTATTGGCAAAGGTCTTCACCATACACTTTCTGATAAAATCGATTTTCTTGGCATTATCCATACTCTTAATTTTCTCGACAAATGCTGCGGACGGCAGTCCAAGAACTACAGGCACCCTCTTGTGAACATCAGGGTTATTATTCTGGACAGCAACAGCATCAAGATTAAGCATGTTAGAAGTATGAATTTTGGAAGACTTAGCCTTAACATGACCATTAAATGACTTGATACGAGTCGAAGAATAATCAACCTTTCTGAAATCACATCCCTCATTGAACCACTGAACATAAGCCTCAATCGATTCTCTGTCTCCAAAATGAACAGGTCTCAAGTCAGGATTAAGCTCATCACCTTCGTACTCAAAGTTGTCGCAAAATCTGCCGATGAGACCTTGAGATGCTGTAGTTACATTTCGAGTATTAGGAACGTATTCATAAGAGCCGCCAACATGAGTGCGAACAAGACGCTTAGATGCTCTCCAGAAACCCTTAATAAAGATTATGGTGTGGTTAGTAGGGGGTGTACTCATAACTCCGTCGATATCATGAACTCTGGACTCGGAATCGTGTCTAATTTCAGACCATCCAAATTCGGCAATTGCTTTGCGAATATTACCCATCCACTCAAGTTTTTGAACTCGAATTGGAAAGAATTTCTTGGTCGAATCCTTGTATCGATCTTGAAAGAACTGAAACCATTCCCTGACATTATCGTAGTTGGTTAATGAAGGTGCTTGCTTAATACGGTCTTCGTTGAGCATAACTTGAAATCCCTTGTAAGAAGGTCCAGGAAGAAGTCGAACAACGGCAGCTTTGTCACCCCAGGCTTCAATATCCCATCCGACAGACTCAGGTGTGGCAGAAATATCAAAGAGTCGAACATGACGAGACCTGACAACATTACAGTCATTAAGCGCAGCGCCACGAAGTACCTTGGAAACAGTCATATTTTTCTCGGAAGCCACGTGGCACTCATCGGTGATTAAAATGCCGTTGGTAATCGAAGCCAAGTCATCCTTATGCTTAGCTAATGTGCTGCGGTGATGAATGTTATCTTTGAAGGAAGGCAACATCTTCGCGCGAAACTGCTTAGTCCACTCAGTGTCATCCATACCGGAAATGATGTGGATATTTTTGGCATCAACACAACTTTCGTCATCAGGATGAATAGTAAGCAGCTTTAAGACCTCAAGAACAGTTCCAGTCTTGCCGGTTCCAGGTTGCGCAACAAGCATCACAAGCAATTTGCCGGTATCAAAATGAGACAAGCACTCACAAGCGGCTTCTTTTTGGTTGTCGTAAACAAGTTTTCTACCCTTTTCAAGCTCTTTTTCCTCCTCTTGGCGGTAATCCATACAAATTCTCTCACGCTGATGCTTAAGAGTAAGACTGGACATTTTGTAAGTAATTAGTAATAATAGTAGTTTGAAACTGTAATTTGATTTAATTTATACTGTCACTCATTATATTTAAAAGCATTTCAATTTTTTTAAATCTAGTATAATTTGCTTAGTAACTAAAATTTTATAAGGCGGAGCCGACTGTCTCATAACATGTAATTTGGCAGATTATAAATTAAAACCAACCAAAAAAATAATTAATTAATTAAATTAAAGATAAATAATAAAAACTCAATAACAAAAACTCAATATACCAATCTATTTTTCAATTCTCTCCAAAAACATACCGGAGCACTCATTCTATAATGTCCGACATACCAATTGCCGTCGACAGTTTTGACAGGTCGATTCCCTCTTCTCGATATATTATTTTCCGCATTAGTGCTTGTAAGTAAAGCAATATTGCCGGTTCGCTTGTTAAGAAGGGCAGTTTTAAGCCATATTTCACCGCCCTCTCTCTCAGCCCGCATCATAAGTAAAATTTTCCACTCATTTTTTTGTTGGGATAGAGGTAGACATCGATTTAAATTTTCAAGACTGTGCTCGCATAACTGAAAACCGCAGTCGTTGCTGTCGTCTTCCAAATGGCTATTAATAATCTCTTCGCTGGATTTGGCATATTGTAAATTACCGGGTAAATCGCCTAGGTAATACTCGTGGGGGATACTAGAAACCTTAAACATTTTTAAGTTATAAGTTTAAAGGTCTTATAGTTTAAAGGTCTTATAGTTTAAAACTTGATACTAATATAATTTATATCTATAGTCTATTAAACAAAAAGTATTTCAATTTTTTTTAATCTGGTATAATTTGCTGTGTAACTAAAAAAATATAGAACTGCTTATATGTAGGTCCGTATTATTTAATGGTCATTTCTTTATGGTGCGCTGAAAAAAAGGCACTAGGCTCTGCCTTATAAATTTTTAGTTACAAAGAGAAATCACTTATAATAAAAAAAATTGAAATACTTTTTTAACCAAAATAGATATGTATAAATATATTAAGTTATCAAAGTTTTAAAACATCGTGACCATTAAAAGAATGAATTCCCAGATTGACTTCAGAACGCTTCCCAACAATGTTCCCAGCTTGTGTATTCCTCGTGTGTTCACCAACTGGACCGAGAGCCGCATTCATCGCATCTTCGATGACCTTGGTATGGGTGAAATCCTTCGCATTGACGTTGTCAGCAAGACCACCGAAAAAGGAGAAAAATTTAACCGTGTCTTTGTTCACTTCAAGCGCTGGTTTTCCAATCAGAACGCAGATATGGCTCGTGAAAGGCTGTTGAACGGCAAGGAGATCAAGATTGTGTATGACGATCCTTGGTTCTGGAAGGTGTCGGCTTATCGTGAGGCTGTCAAGAAGAGCGACCATCATCCCGAAAGGGAAGAGCGACCTCGTGCGTCAATTAAGTTTGACGATGACCGCGACAGACCAAGCACTCGCGACAGACCAAGCACTCGCGACAGACCAAGAGTTCAAGACCGTGAAAGACCAAGAGTTCATGACAGACCAATTGCGCCAGCCCTAACCAAGTCATCACGTAGTTATGAAGACCACAACCGTGACCATCGCAGATCCCATGATGATTCTCGTGACAGACGCAGAGATCAAGACCGCATAAACGAGAAATATTCAAAAGAGTTTCTTGACAAAGAGCTTGAGAAAATCAATCCTACTATTCCACAGAGCATGAGGGTTGAGCCTCCTCCTGAGAAAATGTTGGTCAAAGCCGATGTAGAAACCGCTGTAGGATCAGGCGCTGTTGTTTACGATATGGCTGTTGTTTCCTCTGCTAAGAGACGCAAAATCTTGATCAAGAAGCACACCACTATACAGAAACCGCCGCTTAAAATAGAGGAACCAGAGGAAGGCGAAATCGTGAACGATCAGGAAACCAAGTAAAACGCAACTGGACTATAAAAGGTAAGTATAATTAATTAATTTTATAAAAGAAAAATAAAAAGAAAAATATAAAAGAAAAATATAAAAGAAAAATATAAAAGAAAAAATATAAAAAAATATAAAAGAAAAATATAAAAGAAAAAATATAAAAGAAAAAATATAAAAAAAGGGGTATAAATACTCAAAAAACACCCTTTTTTCTTATGATACATACTTACAAACATATGGTATATTAAACGTTTTTGCACACCAAAAACTAAAACCGCTGCCATGTTTATAAGATGAATATGAAAAAATTGACTGTGAATGTGATAACAAATAAAAATCAATCAATGTATTTTTAACCTTTTCTTCTTCTAACACAACACCTTCACCGAAATGAGTAATAGGTTTAATTAGTGTTTTGAAGTTAGGAAAATATTTTTGTATAATTTTTTTTACATCGTTAGAATCAGCTATTAATAAATAATTATTTGCTCCATTAATATCATTTTTAATGTTATTAATTAATGTATGAATATATCCATTAGTAAATGTATTTTTTTCTTCTTTTAAATAGCTATCACCTGCCCTTATATGAATTACAATATATTCTTTAGAAGCAATAGCTAATTCATCCATAGTTTGATTAATAATTAATTTCATTTCATTTGTAGGCTCTAAAAATTTTCTCATATATTCTTTATTTCTCTCAGGTACTTCATGAATAGGAAAAGAATTACAAAACATAAAAACGTTACCGCTATATTGTGGACATTTAATAACATAATCAACAAAATCGGCCATTATATTTTTAATATCTTTTGTTGGTTCTTTAATAATACCATTTTCAATAACAAACTCTCTAAAATTATTATTTCTACAACCGCTAATTCCTTTTAAAAGATTGTCGAGTCTTTCTAGATTATGTGTTTTAATAAGCAAAAAATTGGAAATACAATTATTAAAAACAATTTTAGCTTGAAAATTATATGTTTCGCAAAATTCTAAAATAAAATAAGATCCTCTCAAAAAATCACCCAATCCAGTACTGTTTTCCTTACCATTTTCATATTTACTTTGATAAACATTATTAATAATTTTGATTCCTCTTTTATGAATTCTACCGACATTAAATGGAACAGGTCTATTATCATACATAATTCTATCCATTTCAGACTCTATATTATTATCAGAATTTTTATCAATAAATGAAAACGCAGTTTCAACATCATAGTTACCTTCTTCAACAGGTTCGCTTAAATCATTAATACATTTGTTTTTGATTGCTTGTAATTCTCTAAGTTGTTCTTCTGTTAAAGGTATTTCATCTTTATTAAGATCATCAATTATTCCAGTATTAATGCTAGAAGCATCATTTAATTTAATTTCAATAATATTATTATTATAGTCATGATAGTCTATTTTTTCTCTCGATTGTTCAAATGTATCACTAGTATTTTGGACCTTTTTAGAATCAATCTTGTTTTGTAAACTGATACAATTAATTAAGGATTTTTTTTCATTTTCTTTAATTTTTTGTTTAACGAGTTGTTCTCTTAATATTAAATAACCTTGAGAATTCTGAGCAGGTTTTTTGTAAGTAAAGTTAATTTTGGAAAACATAATATAAAATTGTATTATTTTAAAATTAAAAATAAGTAACTAATATATATTAATGTCAGGAACAACAAAATATGGTTTATCAAGTTTATATAATAACACAGGCCCCAATAATTCAGGTTTTGGAGAAGCCGCCGCCTTTAATAATTTAGATGCCAGTTGTAATACGGCAATAGGAGCAAATGCTTTATATTTTAATACAGATGGACCGCATAATACAGCTATAGGTGCTGGAGCAATGTGTAATAATGTTGGAGGATATCTGAATACAGCGGTTGGTTCAAGTGCGTTAGAAGGATTAACACAAATATCTGTTGGTAACCAAAATGTTGCTATAGGTGCGCAAGCTTTATACAGTAATTCTGGTAATTACAATGTAGGCGTGGGTTGTTACGCTCTTCTAAATAATACTGATGGCAGTGGTAATACAGCAGTTGGTTATAGCACATTACAAAGTAATGACGATGGCATTCGAAATACAGCAGTTGGTTTTGGATCATTACCGCTTAATAATACTGGAAATCAAAATACAGCTGTAGGAAATGACGCCGGATTACTCTTAACTGGTAATTCAAACTATAATACATTTTTAGGTGGACGTACAGCTGTTGATACAAATTTATCATTATACTCAAACTCAACAGCACTAGGTTACCAAGCAACAATAGACGCGTCAAACCAGATTGTATTAGGAACCGCATTAGAATCAGTTTATATCCCCGGTTCTTATGTTGGTATCAGAACTTATAACCCTGGTAACGGATTCACATTAGATGTTTCAGGAAACTTGAATACAACAATGGATGCTTCTATAAACAGTATAACTGTTGGGTTAGGTGGTGGAAACCTTAGTACAAATACAGCAATTGGCTTTGAAGCATTATTAAATAATACATCTGGGCAAAGAAATACAGCAATTGGTTGTGAAGCCCTTAACCATACTGAAGGCGGAGGAAGTCAAAATACAGGTGATAATACAGTAGTAGGTTATACCGCACTTTACAATAATATTGATGGTTCTTGCAATACAGCAGTTGGTAGTGGCGCATTATATTATAATTTATATAGTAATAATTCTGCATTTGGTTATTTCGCAGGGGTTCACGATATATCAGGAAATACCAATACATTTGTAGGTGCTAATACAGATGTATCAAATAATGGTACAAAACCATATAACATATACAATTATTCAACAGCACTAGGTTACAACGCGATAATAGATGCGTCAAACCAAATTGTATTAGGAACTTTAAATGAATCAGTTTATATTCCAGGTTCTTATCTTGGTATCGGAACTTATGCTCCTGGTAACGGTTACGCATTAGATGTTTCAGGTAATGCTAATATAAGTGGAATTGTAAACGCAACATCATTTAATACACCCTCGGATTATCGTATTAAAGAAAACGTTACCCAATTAGATAGCAAATTTGTAGTAGATAATTTAAATCCAGTAACATATTTAAATAAAAAATCAGAGAAACAAGACATAGGTTTAATAGCTCATGAGCTTCAAGAAATATTTCCAGAATTAGTAAATGGAGAGAAAGATGGAGAACAATTCCAGAGTGTAAATTATATAGGATTGATCCCGATATTAATAAAAGAAATTCAAGATCTGAAAGAAAGAGTAAAAATACTTGAAGAGTGAAATTAAATAAAAGATATAAATTAAATAAAACTAAAAAAATATAAATATAAATATTTCGATTTATATTTATTTATAAATGGTAGAAATATTTGTAAACGATTCATTAAAAATAATTCAAGATAAGAATAATAAGACGATGTATAAAATAGAATTTAATTATCCGTGTCCGGCACTAGTAAGGTCGCTAATAAAAACACGTATAATCGAAAGTTGTACATTAACAGATGACTACATAACTCTAAGGTTTAAGGCAATGTCAGTAAAGTCGTTTCCCCAATTCATTGAAGACCAGAATGAGGAACGAGGTAACCCACCTCTGAGTATAACTTTAGCAGCAAAGATGATAGCAAGTTTGTCGGCGCAGTTATCCCATTTAATAAAATCAGAATCCCAAACCATAATAGGTTACGCTCCAGAAAATATAATTGTGATAAATGACAAAACCTTCGCATTTTTAGACAGCGAATTAGTAGCATATATAGATCCCGTAGGGAAAGAAATGGCTACAATTAGCTGTCCATTTAACGTGACAGATTTTTTTGTTTCCCCTGAAATGTTAAAAATAAAAGAACTACCATCACAAGTTCATTATAAAACATCGTATTTTAGCTTAGGTTGTTTATTGTTATATGCTTTAACCGGAGGTCGAAACGCAGGTGCCCTTGGGAGCTTTGCTTTAACCGAAGGTAAAGACGATTTTTATAAAGAATATTTAAAAGAATTAAAATGTGAAAAAGTTCATGAATATCTGGACCAATTACATTTTAAAAATACAAAGTTATATTGGCTTCTCTCTAGATGTTTAGTTGAAGAACCGGAAAAGAGGAGTATTTTATTTATATAATTAAAAAGGTTTACAATAAAAATCTCATAGTATGTTATAATGTCATTAACTGCTTTTAAAAGAAAATCTGTAATAAACTATGGTTCAAAACGTTCAGGATCAGCTCCAGGTGGAGTGTGGTTACCACAAGGTCCATTTGGTCACTCAAAAACTGGACTTCAATTAGCTATTCATAATCCAGGTCCTGTTGGTTTTTCTATCAACGGTGGTCATAGAAATGTTGGTGGAGTAGGAAGAGAGATGAAAATGTCAAAATCAGGAACACCTTATAGAGGAACTCAACCAATTGGTTTTGGTGGAACATATGGTAAATATCCTTCTGCTACATTAGTAGGAAATGCTGCTACAAGTTCAAGCGGTGCTGTTCCAAATGCTGGAAGCAAACAACCAGCTGTTCAACCAGTTCTCAACTCAAGAATTGTTGATACAATGGGTACTCAATACTTATATATTAAGCCATCGACATTATCAACTTATGGTATGTTGCGCCAAAAATACAGATGGGCATATACAGGTCAATATCCAAACTATTGGGTTCAACCAAATTATACAGGAAATCAAACAGATACAGCAAGTCAGTGGTTATATATTCAAAACAAAGCGGCCGCAAACACATGTAATCTTAAGGTTAATAATGATGCTACTTATGAAGGTCATATTGTAAAATCAGGACCAACATTATGTACACCAGGGCGTTCAACTGCTCAATTTAAATATAACGATATGGCACGTAATGCTCCATACACAAAGATAATAGGTCAACCAGTCTCTTATGGTCAATACAACTTATATCTTACAAGAGGATGTAATAATCCAATTGGTCCTCAAAAACCTTTCCCATATGCTGTACAAACAGGAACAGGTATAAGAACAGGAGGAATAAGTATGACGAGTGTTGGTAACGCTTGTGGAACATCTGATGTTTATTTAACACCTCCAGAATGGTATTGGAAAGTAACATCAAAACCAAATGTAAAGGAACTACCTCAAACGTTGCCATTTACAAACCAATAAAATAAAATTTAAAATAAAATAATATATTAAAAATATTTTATAAATATTATTAATATTAAAATGGGAACCCAAGGAGTTTTTGGATATATAATTGGAAGAAAAAAGCGGATGATACATGTTCAATTTGACGCAGATTTACTTTGGCAAATTCTAGTTAGAGAGATTTATATTTTAATGAAGCATTATGGTTCAAAAGAAGCGCTTCAAATAGCGTTTGAAAAAATAAAAACAACTAAAGGTACCCCAAAAAAGGAAGATATTGAAAAATATAAAATATTTAATGATTATGAAAATGAAAATGAAAATTGGTCTAACCTTTTAAGGCATTGTCAAAGTAGTTTTATAAATATTTTG